GAACCGCCGGAAATCGACGCACAGCGCTTGCGGTGGCCGCTGGATGGGGGTTTCGACGCGGGCCATTACCCTACCGGCTGGGGTTCCGGGGGCTGGGGGGGCTTGACAGGTGGCACCCCGAGGTCACAACACACAGATAGGCATCGCATCGACGCACGGCGGGTGAAACCGGGTTTGCTGCTGGGGCGGGATCGCGTGGTTATTAATGTATCCGATAACGGTTCCGATCAGCACCGCGGCGACAAACCGCAGTGTCATATAGGCGATCCGGCGGTACTCTCCCCATGTAATCATTAACAACCCCCCGCTATACCCGCATAGGTTATCATATTGTGACAAAGAGCGGTTCGCGTTCCCGAACTCCAAACCGTACCATCCTTAAAAAATGCGCCGAGCATTTGGGTCTGAGTAGTCGAGCTTCCAGGGAGCATCATGGTCAGCAACCCTGCGGTTGTGTCCGTTCCCGTAGATGCTCCCGAGGTTTCTGTACCGTCAATGTTCAAGACAGAAGTTCCTCCCGAAACATCAATAACAGCAACCCCCGCGTGCCACGCTGCATCGGCCGCAACACCGGTGATAGTCGTCCCAGCCACACTCGCCCAATGCCCCGCTGTAGATGCTTCGATGTTATTTGCCGAGACGAGATTTCGTGTCTGGAAAAACGAACTGGCAACCCCCGACAACCTATAACCTATGACGGCAGAGGAAAACGAAGTTGATGGCGTAAAATTGTTTGCCGACTGCAACTTAATCCCTGTGTCCCCGAGTCCCGCGATATAGGGCAGCGTCCCCCCGACCCCTCCACCAGTTGGTAATAACAGCGGCTGGTTATTCACGGTTGCTTGCACAACATCGCAAGATGCGCCCCCGCATGCATTGCCGCCAATTTGATCGTAAAACTTGGAAATCCCCATCCCAAAAGGGGTTAGAGTCATGGGCTCGGAGGATACAGATTGAGAAATGTTTACGCGACAATTGCTGGCGGGGGCACAAGCGCCCTGCCCAGCCGGGTCGATAATAAACGTCCCAGCGGCCACGCCCGCCCCGGTAACGGCGTCTCCCTTGCCCGTCCAAGTCGAAGGCGTACATGCGGTGAGCGTGATTGTTGTTCCCGAGATAACCCCTGTGCAGGATTTAGAAACCGCTGCCGCGTTCCATGCGGTAACTGTCTGTCCGGCGCAAGGAGTTCCTACAGTTAAATCGAGGGTGCCATCTTTTGCAATCAAGACCCCCGTGCAGGTGACGTTATCGTCGCGGCGTAGATCAATCGCTTTTTGCGTTCCGGTCGCCGCAATAGCTGCGCTGCACGCTCGAAGCCAAAAGCAAGCGGTGAGCGACGTAATATCCGCCGGCCCCTGTATGTGTTGCGACGACGGAACATCCCAAAGGATGCTCGATTGCATTTGCGCGAGCGCTGTTGTACCCCACAGAATGAGGCTCGCGAGGATTGCGGGGAAAATCCGGCCCATCAATTCATCGTCCATGTGCCGTTGTACGAGCCGACAAGGTAATGCGTGGTATCGCGCCCGACGAGACAAAGTTTATCCCCGGCCGCGCCGGCCGAAACCGCGGTTCCGGTTGTCGCTGTGCCATAGGATGCGAACGTGGTTTTCTCAAATTGCACAGAACTGCCGGGATTATTGAAGGTAATTACGGTTGCAACGTTGTTGTCGTTGCGCACGCAAAATTCAACCCCCGCCGCAGGAACCGGCAGCGTAATGGTGCATGTGCTGGTACACACGAAATAATTGCGCGGCGCGGCCAGGGTCGCCGAGGTTCCGGTCTGCAACGGTGTTGCCGCCCCCTGCGGTGAGCATGCCCCCCCGAGGCTGCAAGTCGTGCTGTTGATCGTGATATCGGTTGCGCCGGGGGCGGTTTCGTCGAGCACCCCCGCGCCATGAATGAAAAATCGCCCCACCGTGCCGCCGGTTATCGGGGTAACCCCTGGGTCAAGCGGCCCGGTTGTCGTGCAGCTTCCGCCGTTGGTACAGGACACCCCGTTGATGTTCATCGCCGCGGTGCCGAGGACCCCCGCGGTTGCAATGACCGTTACGTTGTCGGTTTTGACCGCGCCGAACGTGGTTGAGCTCGCCTGGGGAATTGCAGGCGCGGCATCGGATCGCATTGCCGTGGTAGCGCTGCCGTTGACCGCTGCGGTGCCGATTGTCGCTGTCGGGTCGTCGAACCCGGTGATACCCCCACCGGGGCTGCACGAGCTTCCTGGCGTGCATGTGGTGCCGTTGACGGTGATTGGCTGGGCGGCATAGACCCCCGCCGTTGACTTGATCGTGCTGTCGTCCGGTTTCGCATATCCGAACACGGTTGCGCTCGATACCGCGGCCTTGGGCGCGGCATCGGATCGCATGGCGGTTCCGGCCGAGCCATTGACCGCTGTTGTGCCGATTGTCGCTGTCGGGTTCGCGAACCCCGAGCCGCCGCCGGTACAGGCAACCCCGTTGATAAAGCATTTCTCGATATTGATCGACCCCCGCCCTCCGGTGAAGCCCCCGGTAGGTGCCCCGACCGTAACCGCGCCCGTCAACGGATCGGTGAGGATTGTTGCCGCCGGGGAATAGGTCGGCGGGGTGCCATCGGCGAGGGCGACCGCCGCCGCTAGTCCCCCTCCCAATACCAAAAGTAAAACGGCAACCAATTTTGCCCTGAACGTCCACATAATCGAGCCCCTACGGTGAAGCGAGGTAAACAAGCCATGCGGCGAGCGGTACGGGGTGCCCCAGGTATATCAGGTATGCGGTCACGAGGATAACCAACAGCCCGAGCGCGACCATCAACGGCCAGTTCGGCTGCAGGATATCCTCAAGCGTCTTGTACCAAGGGGGCATGGTGTCACCCCATACCGCCCGCGACCCATCGGGAGAAGGCGTCAAGCCCCGGCTGCATATCGGCCAGCTTGCCGGTGACCGGCCCCGCCGAGTATTTGGCGACGATCAGCGTCGTGTGCAGCGCCCGCATCTGCGCTTGCAGAACATCGAACGTTTGCAGCGGCCCGTTGGAAACGTGCTCCGGCGGGGGTTCCGTGGCCGGCGCTGCCGGCGCTGCCGGCGCTGCCGGGGCAGTGCTGCTCGCCGATTGCCCCTCATCTGGCGGACCCATAGGAGCATCGAGCCAGCCGGCGAGCGCCCGTTTGGCATCCTGCAACCGACGATCAAACCCCGGTAAATTGCTGCCAGTAGTGCCGGCCGGGCGCTCATAGGTCTGCCCAACAATCCACGTTGCGGCGTCGATAGTGTTGCACTTCCGGAGCGCGTCAATTGTGGCGCTATAATCGCCCGACAATTCGACAACCGTGTAACCGAAATCGGCTGGGTCGCTGTCCGGGTCGAGCCCGAATTTCGCACACCATGCTTCGTAAGCGCGGCGGCGCGGCCCGGTCCATTGCGGCCAGCCGATCCCGCCGAGTTGTGCCGGTTGCGCCTGTTCATGGAAAATCGAGAGTTCCCCACTCTCAAAACCGAAATTCCCGACAAGCCCTGCAGCCTGGAAATCCTGCAACCCGTAAGTCGCCATATAGCGCTCGACGAGCCAGCCCCCGCGTTCCTCGAAAGTGTGCGTCTTGTCGGGCATATCAAACGTTGGCATGTAGCATCCCCATTATTCGTTGCCATGCGCGGTTAAAGCGGCGGCGCAAGAGCATTGAGCGCTCGCTAATCGAGTACCGTTTACGCCCCCGGCGGTGGCACATCGTCTTTTTTCTCGAAACGTAACCGGGTTTCCAGCCGGATAATGCGCCCGTCGAGCCGGTGCAGACATTCGTGCAAATGCTCGTACCGGCGTATATTCGCCCCGTGCAGCGTCAACATCAACCCACCGAGCGAAACGACAATGGGAACGATGATCGACCCCAACGCCGTAAACCATGAAGGGTCGGCGGTCATTTTGCCGCCCCGTCATCGCTGCTACTCGGTTGAACCCATCCCGCCAACAGCGCCAGTACCCCGGTGATTGCGCTCCCTTCATCGCCGGAAATGGGGAACCCGCGCCGGCCAGCCTCGGCGATAATGATCGTGGTCAGATAGGCCGCGAGCGCTGCCGCCTGTAGCCGGGGGTGCAGGTTTCCCATAATCCGAACGCCTCCGGTTACGCCGCTGGCGGGTTTGGGGCGGGGTTTTCCGCCGGGGGCAGCGGTTGTGCGGTAATCTCGGGCGCTGCCGTGTCGAGCCCCAGCGTGCCGGACAGAACGTTTCCGCCGCTGCCGGCGAGCACGATGTTTACGTTGAGGGTAAACGGCTTGAGCACCCCGGCTGGATCGCTGATAACAACCGCGACATTGGGCTCCGACTGTTTGAGGGGGGTCACGACAACCGCGACCCCGCCATCGGCCATTACGCCCTGTTCAGCCTTGCACGCGGCGGCCCCGCTTGCCGCGGTTACGTCAACCTTGAGAACGAAATTCGACGGCACGGGCTCGCTGCTGCCATCATCCTTGGTGACCGTTACGCGGTAGCGCACAATCGTTGCACTGTCGATGTCGGGCATGAAACCTACTCCTGCGGTTTGAGGAAATCGGCGGCAATCTGCAATTCCCGCCAGGTCGGCTTAGTCTTGGGAGTATAGCGCTTTTGGCGGCGGTTGCCATGCCGGCGAAGATCCAGCTTTCCAAGCTGTGCCGCCGTCTCGGCCGCGGTCTGAGGCCGGGAACGCCCCGGCAATTTCCAAGCGCTCATATCCCTCGCGAACCCTTCCCGATTGCCGGCAGCAAGGTATTGTGCCGGACAAGCGCTGCGGCGGCAAGTGCGATCAGGACAAGCCCTAGAACAATGACAGCCACGCGTTGGGAAAAGGTAACAATATCGGTCCACAAATTCGGGATCAACTTCGATTGCGCGGCTTGATTTGCCGCAATCGAGGCCGGCGTGTCGCCAAGGTTTTGAAACGTACCCGTGCCACTTACATCTTGCGTACCGAGCGCCCCGCTCGATAGGTCCGGGGATACCGATAACCCCGTACCCTGGCTTGCAGTGCCGCCGGGAATGAGGTTGCCGACGCTCAGATTACCCAGGTCGATATTGGGAAAATCCGCATTTGTCGAGGCCGGTACTCCCGCCGCCCCTGGGGTCAACCCGCTCGAAAACCCGGAACCATCCGGCGCGGTCACAAACCCCGGCGTGCTGGTGTCGGGGCTGGGTATCGATAGGTCGCCCCCCACCGGCCCCGAGCCGGCGAGCGCGGCCAGCGTGTTGTCGCCATGCGCTATGCCAAAGTTCGCGATGTCGCCCGCGGTGACCGCGCTTCCTGGCCCGAGCGCCGGGTTGTTGTCGAACACAGCAAGGTGTGGCCAGGATTGCCCCGCGCCCCAATTCGCGGCCCCGCCGCTGTTATTGAACAGGTCGGCCGCGACGATTGCCTGTTCTGTCGGGGCTGCCGATAGCGCGGTCGGCGCGGAAATCCCCAGCCCCGGCGCGAGCTTGTTCCAATTCGATTTGAGGATTTGGAAATAGCCGCTCGCCCCCGAGCCTTGCGCGTTAGGAACGTTTCGGTTGCCGCTATCCCGCGCGAGAATGTCGAGAACGGACATTACGCAACCCGCACGCCCCCGAAATAGACCGCGCCGGGAACGGGGTTTGCAACCGGCGGGGGCGGGTTGCCCGAGCCCCCGCCGGATACGCCCGCATTGCCCGAGAACGCTATGGGAACAGCCCCGGGGATCGTGGCGTATTTCGCGAACTCTGCCGAAGGGTACGCCGCAGCGGATACGCTGCCGGTCGGTAGCGCTTGCACATACGCCATATAGGCGGACGTGTCCGCAAACAGCTTGGCGACATTGTTCGCGGTTGCTTCGTGCAGCGTGCCCAACGCAACCGCGGCGTCAGTCTGCGCCTTCCCCAGCGTCAATGCGGCATCGGTGGCGTTGTTGATCGAGCCCACCTGGGCCAGCCCCAGCTTTTCGGACGTGGAAATCCCTGCCAGCCCCAAATCGCGCTGTGCCGCAATCGCCGCAGTATCGACGCCTTGTTGCCCCGTCGCAACCGCAACCGCCGCCGTCGTCGCCGCATTGGTAACCGCCTCCTGGGCTGCGGTCTGCTGATTAGTAACGTCCGCCCCCGTGGTGAGCGCGGTACGCTGCACCCCCGCTTGCAGTTCTGCCATCGATTGCGCCGCGCCGGCTTGCACGCTCGCGGCCTGAGCGGCGTAATAGGCGGAATAATCCGGCCCGGCGCTGGCGGTCGAGGCCGGTTTTTTGAGGTAGTAATAGAGGATGATCGCGCCGACGACGAACACGATCCCGCCGGTTGCGTAGGGATGCTCTTTAACCCAAGCGCCAACATCGTGCAGCGTCATTGTCACGCACCATTCTGTTGCTGGTACTCAAGCAATGCTTGCAGCACTTTCGGGTCATATAGCTGCCCGAGTTCCGGCTGTGCCCCGCCGTTGATGGTCTGCTGCGTGAAGAAAATCGCGCCGTTGGCTTGGCTCCCGGTCATCATCGAGAACGGTTGCGACACGGGCCGGCATGCAACGATATTGTTGCCAATCGGGTTGCTGGTGAGCTTCCCGAACTCGTATCCGTATGCACCCGAGCCCGCATCCCACGGGGGCAGCAACCGCAGCTTTTGACCGCCGAACGGAACCGGATGCTCGAACACGGGCCGCATTTCCGCGGGCGCGAGCGGCGCGGGATGGTTGCTGGCATCGCTGCGAGTGACAGCGAACCATGAACGCACTGTGCCGCCGGGGCAACCGTGCGCGGTGCGGGCGCGGCTGGAAAGGATCATCCGATAGCACCCCCATAAAGCGACGATCCGCCCATGCCGAACCCGGCGAACGGCGACGAATTGGGATAGCTCAAATCAATGCGATAGGTTGCCCCGGTGACCGGGCTTTCGGCAACCCCGAGCGCGTTGCTGAACCCGCTGGCGCTGGCTTGGATAACCGCCGGGGTCTGAGCCTTTTTGCTGACCAGCACGGCGATAATCGCGAGCCCGACGATTGCCGTGGCAATGGTGACAACCGCTTCGACGATTTTCTCAGGCATCAAAATCCCCTATCCAAGCGTACCGTTGCCGATATTCCCCGATGATGTTGCAACCGGCGAAACGGCAGCGTTGATGATCCCCGAAAACGCGGTGCCGGTGGCCGCAATCACGGTGGAGGTTTGCGATTTCTGCCCTACCAGCACAGCGATAATCGCGAGCCCGATGATTGCCGCGAGTATCGAGGCGATTGCCGGGACGAACTCATTGACGATCATTTCGTTGCCCCTCCGGTTGCGGCCCCGGCAATTGATCCCACAATGCCCCCGCCGGCCCCACCGGACCCCCCGGATAGCTGCACCGGGAACGGATCGGTAAGCGGTGCCGGCATCGAGCTCGACGCCTGGGGCGGTTGCGCGGCGGCCGGCGATTTTATCGCGTCGATGATCCGCTGATAATTCTTGAAGAAGATTACCAGCACCACAAGCCCGAACAGCATACGCGCCGGCTTTTTGATCGGTTCATAGTACCCGATCCCGCCGATTACGACGATTGCCGCCGCCCATTTCGCGAACCCCGGAACGTCCGCCGCCACCTGTTGAAACAGCGCAATCTCGGTGTTCTGGTAGGCGACGACTACCAGCAAAACCCCGAGCGCGATGAAAATGAGCGGCATCGGTCAGAATATCGGGTTGAGCCCGATACCCTTCAGAACGTTGTTCAGCCCGTTCCCAATCGCTTGCTTAATCGTGCCGGGGTTTGTGCCGCTGCCGGGTGGCCCCGAGGCCGGTGTAGCGGCAGTGCTGCCGCCGGTCACAAAACCGAGGTACTTCGGCCAAGTGCCCACGATCATCGTGTAAAGCACGAAACCGAGCAGCAATGCCCCGACAATGAGCGTAGATTGGGACACGGGCAGGTTGCTTTAGCGCAGCCCGACCATCTGCCCCAGCGCCGGATAATAGCGCCCGAGGACATAGCCGGCAGCGATCAGGACGACAACCCAAAGTAGCTGGTGAGCTTGCATCGTGAACCCCTCTAATCGATCAGGTGCGCGAGGATGCGCGACCAAAGAATGATCGCGGCCATGACAACCCCGACCAGTAAGGCAACCTGTACCGGGTTCAGCGCCGTGGTAAACGGCGTTTTCAGCCAGTCGTCGGTTGCGGTGATAGCGCTCGCGATCATCGAAAACCTCCTGCGCGTTGTACCCGCTGCCGCGCCCCAGCGCTCCCCGCTTTGTCTCTTACGAGCCGCCGCCACTGGGCAGCGAGCCGCCCTGCTGGATCAGCCCGATGATCCCCATGGCTTCCCAGCCCAACAGGAAAACGGAAGTCGAGCCGGTGACGGTTGACGGGTTGAACACGAATTGCATATTACCGTATTGCGCCGTGTCGATGGGGCGGTGTCGGAAATCGAAGTAATAGAATCCTTTGGGGAAATCATCCCCGAGGGCATTACGACCGAACAGCGCCGCGGTGAACGGATCGACGCGCATGATATTCGTGAAATTTGCGCTTATGATTGCCAGCGAGCCGATATCGCTGCCGATGTTCAGCGTTCCCGCGTTGTCATAGATCGCGCACAGCGATTGATACTGGCGCGAATTGACAAACGAAATCGCGTTGTCCTGATTGGCGACCGGCAACCCCGACGCGGTGTTGTTCAAGAGGTACGCGGTGCCGATGTCAATCGGCGGGAGGATCGGCACCCCGTTGTTGCGCGGCAACTGGTCGAGGTAATTTTGATATACCTGACAGGTGACCCCCGACAGTACCGGAACGTTGGCGCTCGCGCTCTGATAAACGGCGAGTGTGGCATCCGAGCCGGTCGGAACGAACATGTTGGGGTTGAGCGTAATCAAAACCTGCATTTGCTGGCCGGTAGTGTCGGCATACACGGCCCCGCGCAAGTCCATATCCGAATAGGAAAATGGGATTTCGAGCATGAAATCGATTGCCGCCGCGGTGGCGCTGCCGGCGATGGTTGCCGGCGCTGCCATAACCCCCGTGAAATTATTGCCGTACCCGTTGGGGCTGTCGTTGGTCATCGCCGCACCGAACGGCCGGCGGCGCTTGGCGCTGGCAATCGCGGTCAGGTGCCACCCCGTTGTGTTGATCCGCTGATTATTCCCCAGGTCGGTGAAGATCACATTCGACACAAGGTTCGCGAGCCCCATCGAAGTGCGCACAACGTTGTCGCCGGCCGCGCCGGCCGTGGTAACGGTGGCGTGTATTTTGACCATCAGCCGTTTGACGAGCCCGACATTGCGAACCGGGATCGTAATCACGGTGCCGGGGGCGACTCCGGACGGCAAAATCGGGTTCAGCGCTTGCCACATATCGACGGCCGGGGGCAAGCCGCTGCCCCCTCGCGTGATAAGCTGCCGCGCAAAAAGGTTGTACTGCTGCGGCGACATTTGACCGGCGGGAGCGGTAGGCGGCATCAGATTTCCCCTTGTGAGTACGGCATGAGCGCCGTTATCGCGAACGCTGCGATGGCGAGCATCAGCCAGACCAATATCCAGTTGATCGGGTTGAGCGCCAGATCGAGATTGATAAGGCGCGGCATCACATGCCGTACCCTTGCGCCGCAGCCGGCGAGGTTGCAACAGGTGCCGAGCCCATCGCCGCGCGTTTGTGAATGACGCTGGCGACCAGCGCCATAACGAAGTACCCGGCGGCAGCCATGAGAACTACCGTTATCCAGTTCTCAATGGTCCAAGATAGGTAAACTCTATCCAATTTTTCCCCCTCAGTACCAAAACGGACGCGGTGCTCGGTCGATTATTCGCTCGATAAGATGCGCCGGGGGCGGCACAGGTGTCAATAGTGTTAGTTTGTTGCGCTTCACGTCGAACCATCGGGAATGAAACTCGGGAAGTTCCTCGCGCAGATCGCCCGGCATAAATTCTTCGACAACCCGCTGATCGTCACGGCGCAGCAATGCAAAGGTCGCGATGAAATCGGCTTGCGATAATGTAAAGGTGGAGATATGGCGGGGTTGCTGGGACACGCTAATCATCGGGATACGCTTTGAGCGCCCCTGCGTCAGCAGCGCGTTATAGGCCGGCGAGCGGCTGTTTATCATGTGCGCTTCATCGATGAAGATACCGCAGCGCCCGTGCGACCATATCCGCCAAAAGAAATCGTCGAGTTCCTCGCCCTCATCGGGGCGAGGGTTGACCATGTAGAGCCCCGGCGTCGGCCGGCGGCGGATCGCGCGGAAACTGTTACCGGGGATGCTGTCGGTTAATTTGAGCCGGCGCATGATGCGCGGGCCGATTTTCGCAAGTTCTTCCTCATGCTTGAAATCGACGATAACCCACGGCATCACGTCGAAATTCTGGTGTGACAGCAACCATAGCGCCAAGATCGATTTGCCCGTGCCGGTGCGGCCGAGAACCGCCGTGCGATGCGTTGCGCCGGGAAGCGTGAAATCAGCCATTGCGGCGACCGCGGTTATGGCTCCGGATTGGAGGTTTTCGAGAACGGTATCCTTCAATGGATACCCCCATCGTCGGCCGGCGGAAAATCCGCAAAGGTCGGTTCCCGCGCATCCCCACCAACGATGCCCCCTGTTGGGATAACGCCATTCGGCGCGGCCGGCGGCCGGCTGGGGGCTCGCGGCTGCATGGCGACAGTCATAAGGCGCGGCCCGTATAGGCTCGCGGCAACCATGCCGAGGGCTGCCCAATCCATCGCTTTTTGGGTCTGCACGAAATCGTAATGCCGCGCAACCCGTGCCCCCGCCTCGGCGAGCGCTTTGGCTTCCTCGGGTTGAAGCGCAAATTCGGGATGTTTGGTAAGCCCCGAAAGCCCCAGGTGAACCGCCAGCAACAGGCTTTCGAGCCCGCTTAAATCCAGCGTATGCCCGCTCGCCTTCCCTGCCGAGCCGGCGCGGGTTCCGGTTCCACCGCCGGCTGGCTTTCGTCCGGGTTTGGCGCGGGGGGTTCCATCGCCGCGGGTTCCATATCCGAGATCGGCGGTTCCGGTTCCGGTTCTGGTTCCGGTTCCGGCGCTTGCGTCAATAGCTCTTGGATCGACGATAGCCGGCCCAGGATTTCCGCCTGTTGGGTTTCCAGCCCCGCCATCCGGGCTTCCGTTTGACTGCGCCATTCATTGTTTTCCTCGATAATTACCGCGGCATCAACCGCCGCTTCGATTTGCGCCTCGGCGACTTGCGCGTCGGCTTCCGCTACCGCACCGGCCGCTGCCGCTTCGGCCACCAACGCGGCATCGGCCGCAGCTCGTGCGGCTTCCGCTGCCGCATCGGCTTCGGCTGTAGCTTCCGCGGTTTCCTCGGCGACGATTTCGGCGACCGCTTCTTGCACATCGTCAGTTTCCATATTCGACCGCCCCAGGTAAGTGCAGCGCCGCGAGCCCCTCTATTATGGTCCGCAGTCGCGCGATTTCCAATTCCGCCAGCACGAGCCGCAGCCCGATTTCTTCGGGGTCAACGGGGATCGTAGGCGCGTCGGGAACCGTGGTTACGATATCATCCGTGTAGATCGGGGTTGACGCGGGCATCGGTGATAGCGGCCTGATCGGGTCCATTCGATGCCCCTCGCATTACCAGCAATTCAACCATTGCTTCAAGCCGCGCCATTCGCGCTTCGTAAGCCTGGGCAACTTTCAGCACTTCACCGACAGCTTCGGCGATTTGCGGCGAAAACGCTGCGGTAAGCGTCCGCAGCATTGCTTCGGTGAAATTCGGCAGCGCCATTGCGATACTCCTATCGGGTGAACAGATTGGTAATCAGCGAGCCGCCGACCGCGAAATTCGAGCCCGACGCGACGACGACAAGCGAAATCCCGCCGCGGAAGGGTATCGCGAGCCCGGTCAACGATACAAGGTTCCGTTGGTCGATAACCTGCCCCGCCGCGAGCGTGATCCCCGTGGTAAGCAATACCGCGCCCGTGCCGTCAACCAATGTGATCGCAAGGCTCCCCGCCGCGCCGGCCGCGGTAGCTCCGGCGAGCGTAATGGTAACGCCCCCGAGCACCCCATTTATCGTTGCCGCAATGACTTGCGTAGTTGACGATCCCGCGCCGGACACGGTTGCGCCCGCGGTCTGCACGAAATCGGTTTTCGCCACGGCCACGGGGAACGGATACGAATTGTAGACGCTGAACCGCGTCATGGCACCGGCAATGCTGCCGGTGCTGATAACAACGAAATCCTTGCCGTTTGTAGTGACCGGGTACAGCCCCGAGCTTGCCGCCGGAACCCGCAACACAAAATTCGTGTCGGGGAACACGAAAACAACATCGAAATCGTTGAGAACGTTATCGACCCAAAGCGCCGCAATCTGAGAAAACGGCAGCGTCGATAGATCGGTCAGGTTGAATGAAACGCTGCGGTTTGTGCCGGCATTGCCCCAATCGATCTGCGCGGGCACGACAAGATCACCCTCGGGGGGCACCTTGCGCCAATTCGAGGGATAGATTTTGACCGGATCGCTGTATCGCTGCGGTTGCGGGATCGGGTACGGCGTCGCCATTAGGTCTTACTCCCCGGTGTTTGCCTGTTCGATATGGTCCGGCATCGCTTCCGTTTCGAGCATTTGTTCGTCGATTGCAAGTAGAAGCTTCGGGTCGAACGGTTGCGATTTGAGCGTGTCGCTGCCGTGATAGGGCATTGTGTAAAGCGTGCCGCCGTCAACCGACGCAACCGGCAACCGCTTGGTTTGCCAATCGAACGATATTTTGCGCGGCGCTTCAATCCAGGTGCCGGCAAGGTCCGGCTTTCCCCTGGCAAGCGCGAGGCGGTGTCCGACGAATGTTGTCACGTCAACCGCGACCGCGGGGGGCAATGCGCCCGATCCCTGATTGCACCATTCATTCCAGACCGCCTCGAAGCGGTGCCGCTCATTGATGATGCGCGACCGCGGGATACCGCGGGTTTTGGGTAGCGTATCGCTGCCGGGGCTCCAATAGATACCCGGCTGCACGACGAAAAGCCCGGTAGGCCGCTCGATTTCTTCCCATTGCCCGAGCGCCTCGCCGATGTCGAGCGGCAACCGCCGTCGGCTGAAAACCGCATCGGTTGCCAGCATGACAACCGCCCCCGGATCGTGATTGCACGCGGTCTGTAGCTGGGCGCGGGTATAGGCGGTAATCAACCCCGCCATAAGATGATCGCGCCACGGCCCGGCCCCCTGGCGCTGCGCCAGCTTACCATAAAGGGCATTGAGCCCGAGCTTAATCGGGTACCCCTTGGTTGACGATCCGATGCGCTGCCGGACACGGTACAAATCATCTACCCAGCTAAAGCCAGAACAGTCACATGTAATTTGCGCGGTGTACCCACCGTTAAAATCAATTTCGGCCCCCGCCCCCCGTGCAGCGGAAATCTCAGGGCTCCAATATGTTCCGTTGCCCTCGATAGGCCAGTAAAGCCGGCCTTTCTTACGAACCGGGAAACCGCACAATACGGAACCCGGTGCATGTTTGAAATGAACATGCGCGACGAACAAAGCGTTAGGGTCGCCCGGTATTTCGGCATTCTTGAATTTCCTCCACCGTGTGTGCTTCGGGCACGGCAATTTGAGCATTGCCGCGGGATAAGCGCTCCTGATGTCATATTCGTATATCGGGCCGGGGATGCGCCCAACTTGCGTTATCTCGAAACGCCCCCCGAAATAGGATTGCAGCGCAATTTTCTCTACCGTAAGCGGGCGCTCGATGTTCCGTGGCGTGCTGTGCATTTGGTGTAACCGCGCGGCGAGCGCTCCGGCCCCGCGCCAGGACGAAGGAACGATGTCGCTGTCCTTGCATACGTTGCGCAATTTCGTCATCAATTGCGCGAGTAGGATACATTCCGCGGCGCAGTATTCCCGCTCGCGGTCGGTGATTTCGACGAAACCGGCGCGGCGTTCTTTATTCTCGGCGATCATGTTTACGGTATCGTCGTCGCCGACACCCCAATTGCGAATAGCCTCAACAAACGATTTCTGGAAAAAACCACCGACTTCATTGACGGTTCGATTTGTACCGGGGATGATTTTATTTGTATCGCGGTTGACCCTGGCAACCCGGAAATACTGGCGCGGCCGGAACTCTATCGCGTACTGTTTCCAGAAAACATACGATGTTCCCTTACCTTTCTCGCGCTCACGAAATAGCACGGCCACATAATCCGGCGGCAGATCGCGCAAGATCATCGTTGCGTCATAGGTGAAGAAGTACCCGACCAACACCGCTTTTTTCGGCTGATCCAGCAGAAATTCGAGACATTCCACGGTTGTCAGCGGCCGGTTGTCGCAAAACAATTCGTTGCGGCCGGCCCGCAGCAATAGGAAATTCTGCCGGCCCAAGTCGTCGGTGCCGCCGCCCTCCCCGTCAACCCCAATGAACGGCGACGAGAAATTAGAGTTCAGCCCGTGGCGTTCCCGGTATTTGTGCGATCTAGCCTTTTCGAGGCTGCGCCGATGATCCATGAACCCGGGTTTTAAGCGGGTTGCGGCAGAATAGCTCATTATCCATCATCCTCTGAAGGCGAGCGCCGGTAACCGATTTCCCCGCGTCGCGCAGGGCTCGCAATTCGAGCCATTCCCAAAACGGCATCGGAAACCGTATCCGGCGAGCGTACCGTTGATATTCCGGCCCGTCGGGATGGTTGATTGGGCAATCGCTCTTGAGCGGCGAAAACGACGAGGGGGTTGCTTTATTTGTCATGGTAGCTGATCCATATCTCGTAATCGTCGGTGTCGAGCCCGTAATCGTCCATCATCCCTTCGTAAAAATCGCCCGAGCCCTCGGAACGATAGCGCGATGCAAGATGCTGCTGAACGCTGATGATGTTCTCGCGCTTGTAGGGTTCGATTTTTTCGAAGCGGAAGATTGCTTCACTGGCGGGGATGCCGGCCTTTGCGCCTTGCCGGCGAGCGAAAGCGCGTTGCCGTTCCGTCAGCCGGCCCGCGGCAATCGCGCGTTCAGCTCTTACCTTATGTTCCTGGCCCTTGGGTTCGTGGTGACCGCGAGCGTGCGCGATGGATTGATGGCGGGCATAGCCTCGCGCCATCCGGCGAGCATGCGTTTCGGTCTGACCGAGCGCTATGCGCCGATTATATTCCGCAACGTTGTAAGGTAGTTTCCGCGCCATTGAAGTGCGGGGCGGGGGTCAACCGCGACAGCCCGTAACGGCCACAACCCCCGCCCCCTCAAGCCGGTCTCGCCCGGCTTACGGGGTATGCCCGATTTGCTTCCGCTCGAACTCGGGTAAGCCGCCCTGCTGGGCAATCAACCGACGCCGCGCCATCTTGTCAGCGCCGAGGAACGACAGATCGGCCCGCGGCACCGGCATCATGTTGCGGGCCCCCCAGCGGTAGCCGGAAGGGTTCCCGGCCGGCAGCGATGCGAACTCTAGATCAAATGTTACGACCGGGCTTTCACTGCCCTCATCGACCATCTTTTGCAGCCGCGCGAGCATAACCGCGTTCCCCATCGGCAACCCGCACCATTCGCCGATATACGAAAAAACCTCGCCGTCATCGTTGTAGCTCTCGGCAACAAACTCGCCGACCAGGACGTTGAGCTTTTCGCTGTCGGGGTTCTTGGGATCGCTGGGCACCGCTTCAATGCCCCGCACTTCCCCGGCGATGCGCCCGCATAGCACCGGGCGCTTCTTGGTCATCGCCCGTTCCGGGTGAAACTCGCACGTCTTGGCCGTGATGGTTTTAACCCATACGCGCCCGTCGATGATAGTCTCCCCGATTTCATCCTCGGTGAGATATTCCGCTTTCCCTTGCGCCGATCCGTTTTGATCGCTATTTTTCACGTCGATGCTCCTGTGCAAGAAGGCGGGAGGGGGAAGTAGAACCGGGGGGTGCCCGCCAGCGCCTCCCGGTTCTCATTTACCGCCCGAGGGCGGCATCCTGTCAATGGCGGCAAACCGCGCCGAGTTCCTCCTGATAGATTTGAACGCGCATTTTGTTACCTCCTTGTACCAAATGAGCGGTCGAGGTAGGTCACGCGCCACAGCTTGAAACCAAGCCATACGCCCGACACCATGCCGCAGACGTAGACGATCAGCCCCGCCAACAACAGGTTGTCAGACCATATCAGCGGGGGGCAGGTCATTTCAGCACCGGCCCGAGCTTGCCGCCGGCCTCCGCCGCGCCGGGGGCGAGCTTGTCGCACGCCAGATCGACTTCGCGGTGCAGCAGATCGCGTATGGTCTGCACGTCCTCGGCCGTGCGGTCATAGGCGGAAGTGCCGAGCTTCCCCAGCGAGGTAATCTGGCCGTAAGCCCGTTCGATGCGCTCATTCGCCAAGCGCACGAATTTTCCGCGCTTGGTTTCGTTGGCGATAGCGGCTTTTTCAGCCTCGGTTTTCTGTTTGCGTGGCATTGTCCTTGTGTCCTTCTAGTTTGAGAATAAGCCCCTCGTAAAATGACAGGCTGGCATCGAGGCTGCTGCCAACCCGTACCTCGGGCGAAATCGCCCTCAGTTCTTCAAGCTGGGAATGTGCCCAGCGAATGATTGCCGAGGTTTCCGGGGCGGTCAGGTAGCCTTTGAACCCGGCCAGTCGCTTTGTTTCCATAGCCTCATATTTCTCCTTTTCGCTTTCGGATAGCCGTGTATCGTTGAGCCGGAAGCCGGTCATTGTTCTGTGAGTTGGGCCGGGGAAACGGAAGGCCATGCCCTGCGGTGTTCAATTGGCGGCGGGTTTGTTTTCCAACTCAACTTGGGCCAAAGGCATTCCGCTTCAAGTCGCCTTCGCTCACGCCGATTGCCCGTGGTTGTCCAATATTTAACCTTAGGTTGGCGGCGCACGCGTTCTGCGAAGCCGTTGCGGAATGCATCGCGGCTGTGCTTTCCCGGTACAACGTAATCAAAACGCGGTGTCTTGCGTTCCATGTCAGTCCAACCGGCATAGTAGAAATTGGTGGCGCGGTAAACGTAGCCCATATGTCCCGCCTGAGTATCGGCATAACTGAGGACAATCCTGGGTGGCAGCAGCGCCAGCGCGCGAGAAATAAACCAACTCTCAGTATTCCTTGGCATATCGTCGTGGCACCATAAGCGGTTAAGTTCTATGACGTTTTCCGGAGCCTCCTTGCAAGCGCCGATCAACATATGATGACTAGCTGGCGTCCCGAATGTGATGCACCCTTTCGTGTTGCCGAAATCATCAATTAATCCGAACGCGAACGAAATGGGCGGTCTGCGGTGCATGTAGTGGTGAGCAATCACAAGCGCAGCTGCCTCCCGGTGGCTGATTACAGCGATGCGCATCAATCAATGCCTCTGAACCATGCCGGTAAGGTCAACGACGCTCCCCGCGTCATGCGGAAAGACCGTCGCACCGCGATGCAGCTCGCATATTGGTAAGTTTTGATAGACACGTTCTGGACTCCTTTCTATTCGGACGGGGGTACAAATCCCTTCCGCCAGATGGGTATAAACAGTGTCATATTTTACCCCCCGGTTCCCCATTTGTCAACACGCCCTAAACGCCCCATATTCGCCCCCCCAGCCCCCGGAACCCCAGCCGGTAGGGTAATGGCCCGCGTCGAAACCCCCATCCAGCGGCCACCGCAAGCGCTGTGCGTCGATTTCCGGCGGTTCCGGGGCGTGCAGTATTTATTTGGGGGCGGCAAGTAACGGGGCATTGTTTACTTGCGGGTATGCTTGGGGTGTTCTTCTGCTTTTCTTTGTGTGTAGGCTGCACGGCCAGGCGAATACTTGGCGGGCGGCGCGGCGTGACGCATGC